AGCACGCCCTCCTCATAGTAGCAGTTGACAATACCCAAGGTTTCGTCGTTCTCTTGCAACAGGTTCGGGACACCGCAGAGCTTTGTACGCTCGTTTTCCTGACGGAACACCATCAGGGCGTTGTCCTTGACATCCTCGGTGAAGAACGGAAGCTTTTTCTTCTTTTCCTTCCACTCCTTTTCGATCGTGGTGTTCATGATCTTCTTTTGGAGGTAGGCATTCACAAGGACGGGCTTCGTGTTCTTCGGAGAGACCTTCAGCTGTGCGGTATGGCCAGCGGTAGCCATCATCTGCAACTTGGTGCCGATGGGCAGTGCGGGTACCTCGTACTGGCTGGTGACATAGATGCCGTTGATGGGGATAAGACGGATCTTGCTGGAGTCACGGTAGATGACTTTCAGCATCAGTTCGCCCTTCACGGTGTTCTGGGTGTCCTGGGTGTAGCCGTCAATACCTTGCACGTGGACGGTCTGAGAGCGGCCGAACATGCGCTGCGCATCACCGGAAATGTTGTAGCCAGAACCGGTGCCGATGGTCAATTCCACATAACCTGCGGAAGTCTGGGTGGTGGCTTTTTGCAGTACGCAGTCCATGACGGGGGTAGCCATCACGGCATGTTCCTGCTTGTAGTCCGTCACCTGCTTCTGTCGGGCGATGGTCTCGATGTCCGTGGACAACGTGTAGTTGAACGGACGGAACTTGACGATCATGTTGTCAATCTCGTCATCATTGATGTCACTGTCGGTGATGCCAGCTTCGGTGGCGGGAGTGCCCGTCAAGTCAGTCGGCTTACCTTTAGTGTCATGGCTGGCAGTGGGAGACTGCACAGCATCAGTCTGAGGCGTTGCAATGGCGTCGGCCATCGAGAGGTCGGCACCCATGAAGAACGCAATCAGGGTCAGCAAGAAGCTGAACGCGGAAATGAATTTGAATCTCTTCATTTTCTCTGGGTTATTGATGGTTAGTAATTAGTTTATCCTTCCGATTCCTCCCATTCATTCGAGAACGGGTTGTAGAATCTCTTCTTTTGCTTCGGCTTGGCTTCGGGAGCGGCTGCGCCCTGGCCACCGTCGAAGGTAGGCGGAAGTCCCTCTGGACCCTTGCCGCTGGCAAGCTGCGTCTTGATCTTGGCGTTGCGTCCAGCCTGTTCGCCCTCGGCTCTTGCGGCTTCGACATCTGCATCGTGGTTCTTTGCCTTATACACCATATCGAACACCTCTTCAGTGAAGATACCCTTCAGGCCGTTCACGTAGAAGTCGATGCACTCGCCCCAAATCTTGGTGGCTTCCTCTTCGTCGATGCCGTTGGCCTCGCAATAGTCGTTAAGGCGTTTGATGCTCTCTTGGATGTTGGCCTCGCCTTCCTCCTTCAGTTTCTTGCTGTCCTCCTGGCTCTTCAGGAACTCGGCCTGTGCATCTGCGAGTTTCTTCGCCATCTCGGGATCGTCGTATGCAGCAAGGATGTCATCTTTCGAGAAGCGACTGAGGAAGCTTTCGATGAAGTTCTTTCCTTGGGCTGCGTCGAGGTACATGCCGCCGAACTGCGGATGGTCGTGGACGAATCTCTTCATATCGTCCTCACGGCCTCTCATTCTGTCGAATTCGGCGTTGCGCTCGTTCATGCGGCCGAACATGGCCTCCTCATCCTCGAAGTTGTCATCGGGATAGTCGGTCTTGTAACGGTCCATGAACGTTTCACGCTGGCTCTTTTTCGGGGTCTCACCCTCTACGGGAGCCTTGGTTTCTTCTTTTTCTTTCTCGTCCATGTGTCAAAAAATTGAGTTTTTGCAAAAATCAACCACTTTTTTGTCTGGAAATCCGTAAAAAGTCACAAACGGTGCTATCTTTGCGTCGTAATTCCAAAACCAGTTGAAACGCCGTGAATCGGTTTACGGGTTCAAGGAACGCTACGACGACTTGAACAGTGCTTACCGTAAGGCGTTGGCCTATGGAATTTACAGTACCCAGCTTGAAGCGATGGAGGCGGCAGTGAACATGCCCTCGGTTCGCTTCTGGGTTTCCACCGAGAGACTTGTTGAGGTAATCAATGCCATGGAAACAGGCGGCGAGATACGTGTGGGCAAGAAAAGCCCACGCCGTGAGATGTACGAGGAACTGTACCGACGGTACCAGGCATTCAAAAAGGAATATCCCCACCTTTCAAAGACCGAAATCTGCTCAGAAATCATCTACCAGCCCGCACCGAAGTTCTACATGAAGGCTTCGTGGGCTTTGAAAATATTGTACAAAGGACGAAAGAAACACCCTAAAAAATGAAACAGAGGCTTTACATACTCTATGCGCTGACAATGCTTGTGGCGTATTTCGGATTCAACACGGATTGGGCCTACACCGGCGGCTCGGTATGGTGGACCCACCTAACCTTCCACTTCGCACATGGCAACATCTTCCATCTTGCGGCAAACATGCTGGTCGTGTTCCTCCTGCTGTTCCGTCGCAACGACAGATGGTGGCTGTGGCCGTTGTGCTACCTGCTGGCCACTGGATGCTCGTTCGTTGTAGGGACCGTGAAGCCGACACTCGGACTGTCCGGGCTCCTGTTCGCCTATTACGGCATCATCTTCCTGAAGGATGGCGCACAGTGGAAACCTCTGTTGCAGATGCTGGCGTTCATGGCGCTGTCGTGCCTGTTCGCCAGTCGCATGGCCGTCGGGCTGCATTTCCTTTGCCTGTTCGCAGGTGCTTTGATAGGCGGCTTCATGGGTGTTGTAAGTGAGATAAGGAAGAAAGTAAGCCTGTATGACTGACGAAGAGAGACTGGAACGGGAAATACAGCAGATGCTCTTTGAGAACTCAAAGCGTCTCAAGCGTCTTGAAGCCGACTACAACCCAATCACGGGAGAGGGAGCCGACATCAGGCATCCACGCACCAACGAGAACCTGTATGCCCGAAAGAGGGTCGAGATACCCGACCACGAAATACCAGTCGAATGGCTGCCCTACGAGACCCGTAAGAACTCGCTATACAAAGCCGTGTTGAGGTGCGGAAGCATCCGACAGTACATCATAGACGAACTGAAAGAGAACCCCGACGATGAGGACATAGTGAGCTATGTCCAGCGCAAACTCATCGAGGCACGTTTCGATTCCGACCCGCTGTTCTGGTTCTACCTCGAATGGCACATCAAGGACAAACGGGGACAGACCGAAAACCTCTATCTTCAGACAAAGGAACAGGAGATAGAAGAGGACAGCGACGAAGAAATAACCATCAGCAAGTCGGATGAGGATACGTCGCTGGTGCCGTTCAAGCTCAACTGCGCACAGCTGATGCTGCTTGCAGTGTTCGAGCGTTTCCGTCTCAAGGGGCTTCCCATCCGTGTCATCCTCGCAAAGTGCCGCCAGTGGGGCGGCTCCACACTCACGGAGGCTTACGCCGCATGGATCCAGTTGCGCCTGAAGAACTCCTGGTACTCGGTCATCGTGGCCCAGGTGTCGTCAACCGCAAAAAAAATCCAGATGATGTATGAAAAAGCCATCGGCCAATACTCGCCATGGCTGCTCAACCTCTCACCGAAGGAACGTCTGCGCTTCTCTCAATACGGACGCTCCACGACCGACTTCCGCATCACCTACGGCTCCGCTTCCAACCCGAAGAATGCCCGTGACACCGTTATCTCCGTCGGTACCTACGAGAATCCCGACAGCTTGCCGGGTACTGATATTGCCATCGCACACTTCTCGGAGCTCGGTTTGTGGAAAACCACCGAAGGGAAAACGCCAGAGGACGTGTTCAAGTCCGTCGCTGGCGGTATCGCCAACCTGCCGCTCACGATGATCGTCAGCGAATCCACGCCACGTGGTAGCGGCAATTTCTTCGCTCAGGAATACAACCGTGCGAAGAGCGGCGACAGTGCCTACGAGGCGGTGTTCATCTCGCCTGCTCACAACCCATACGACATCGTGGAGGTAAAGAACAAGAAAGGATTCGCCCGATGGATCATCGAGAACAAGAACCGTCGGGACAACCCAGAGGAGATATTCGGCCACAAGGGAAAGAAATGCCGTGTGTCCGGCATCTACATCTACCGCATGTGGGAACTCGGCTCATCGCTGGAAAACATCATGTGGTATCTGCTCAAGCATCTTGAACTCAGCCGCCACAGCGACATGGCTTCCGAGGCTCCCATTGATGACATCGAGGCATTCTCCAACACCGATGCCTTGGCCTTCGACATGTACGACATCGAGGAGCTTGAAAAGAAGGGCGTGAAGGATCCCATCATGGTCGGCGACATCTATTCCGACTACACCATGGGCAAGGATGTGCTGGCCAACTACAAGTTCGAGGAGAAAGCAACCGGCACAATGAAACTGTGGGCGAAGCCCAACCCCGTCAAGATGACGGACCAGTATATTGTCGTTGTCGATATTGGCGGCAAGTGGAAGAAAGCCGACTGGAGTGTCATACGTGTGCTCGACCGTACCAACCTTGCCTACGGAGGTGAGGAAGAGACCGTGCTGATGTGGCACGGCCATATCCCCCACGACCATCTTGCATGGAAGGCGGTGCAGGTGGCCATGTGGTTCAACGACGCACTGCTGGTGTTTGAGTCCAACACACTCGAGACCAAGGATAAGAACCGTGACGTGGAGGAAGGAGACCAGCTTGAATACATCCTCGACATCATAGGCAGGGTTTACCGCAACCTGTTCAAGCGCAAATCCAAAAAATCCGAGGACGTGAAGAAACGTGGCGGTTCATGGAAGTTCGGCTTCCACACCAACAGAGAGACCAAGCCTCAGATCGTGCAGGTCCTCGATGATGCCATCCGAAACAAGAATTACGTTGAGCATGACGCTGGCACCATCGGAGAATACAAGACCTATGAACGCATCGAGGGCGTGTATGCCGCCATGCCGGGCTGCAAGGACGACCGCCTGATGACTGGCGGCATTGCGCTGCTCATCTCCCGTATGCCGAAGTACGGCCTGCGCATCCCACGCCCGATAAGGAAATTCTCAAACGACCAGAAGGAAAAGAAGAGATACAACTATCACAACCGACATGCAGAAGCATCAATCTAACAATAAAAACAAGACATTATGAACTGGTTCCAAAGATTACGCCGTTACATCATCATCAAGACGGCAGAAAGCTACTACGAGAAAATGGCCCGCATGTGCATCGAGAGGCACAAGGAAACGAAGATGCACCACTACATCATCATCGACCCGTGGCTGGCAAAGAAAATCGTCATCACCAACCGTGCCGACTTCCGTGCAACCAAGAGGGCCATCAACGACAGCGGCATACGCATGATGGAGAAAGGGCGATACAACAGCATGAGGATGCTGGAGGATGCCCAATACCAAATCACCGACATGGAAAACAGGCTGCGTGAGCTGCAACGCAATCCCGAAAAGAACGCCGAGATGATCAAGCTTTTGACAAAGAAGATAGGTGAGCAACGCCAAAACGAGACGGATGCGAAGATGCGCCTGAAAAACCTCGAAGGGATATTCACCGATGCGGCCATGCCCGATGTCCACAGCGGTTGCTACTATTCTTCGAAGCTGCAAACCGACCTGAACAGGCTGCAACAGAAGCCCGTTGAGAACGAACGTGCCATCCGCAAGTTGGAAAACGACATCGAAGCCAGACGCAGGGCTTACATCAAGTGGACGCTCGAAAACGCCAAGATCCGCAAGCACAAGACCCGCCAGCAACGCAAAGAGGAACGTGAGATCCGCAAGGAGCTGAAGCGTTACAGGAAGGGCAAGGGATTGGAGAAATAAAAAACCAGCCGTCATCACTGGCGGCTGGCAAAAACAAAACCATTCCAATTATGAAAAAAGTTCACCTCATTTTGTTTGTCAGTCTGGTCTCGAACTCGACGCTCATGTAAGAATAACGCTCATTGGGCTTCATGTAGGTATAGACCACGAAGATGAAGTACTTGTAGCTCATTCCCCTCAACGTGTTAATCCTGCCGTATTTCACGCCGTCACGACTGCCGTACAACGCCAGCTTGACGAAGCTGTTACCTGCATAGTGCGTGTATTCGTGCAGGATTCTTGTTATCGTCTTGTATTCGTCGGTACCGAAGCGTATCGGCCGTGAAACGAAGTAGCCGTACTGGTACAGCTGCTTCGTGGCGTTCTCTCCCATCACCTCCATTGTCTTGTAAAGATAGCCGTCGTTATTGCCTCCCTGCAAGTACATTTCGGTGTAGTTGTTCACTGCGGCCTGTATCATCTTCACCTGAAGCGTCGGTGCGCCCGACCGCTGGGCAACAGAACGATCGGCTACTGGCTGTTCGTTGACAACAACAATATTATTGTTCTCTATCTGCACACTTCCAAGATTGGTGAAGATGATTTGCTTGCTCCACAATCCCGTAGCAAGGCTGAGAACGTATTGGTATTCTTTGTCCGGGCGAAGCAGCAACACCCTGTTATGTGCGTAGTCGAATGCCAGGAATCCCGATGCCGCAAAGTCCCTAAAGTCGGTGTTGTCGTTGCCGGTCAGGTTCACCAGGCTTGCGAATGCTCCGAGGTTGAGCTTGACATCCGACAACTCCTTCACTGTCTTGAAGTGCCTTCCGTTCATTGCTTCGCTGACACAGTTGACCTTGGTACCCGAGATCATCATCACGCCACGTTGTGTGAGGAACACCAACGCCTGTCCCATCTGCACCAGCGTAGGCTGCGACAATCCTTGCGGCTCCGTCAGGACATCTGCGCTAACCGCATTGACACCGCCGAACTTGCCCTCGCTGTCGATGGTGATGGCTATGATGCCGTCCGAACAGAACACGAACAACGGGTACTGGCCCCACTGTCCACTGGACACGTCGAGCGTGTTGGCGGCTATTCCCAACACCTTTGCCCTGCCAATATCCTTGAAATTTGAAGCTGGGAAGTGGAAGGGATTCGCCACCGTGCTCATGGCGATGTTGTTTGGCTGTTGATAATAACGGTCTTCGGATTGGCTTGGAAATACTCCATCATAATAATCAAATTCAGGGCCAGCTTCCGCAAGGCTCATCAGATCTGGCATAATGGCGTAGGCACCATTCAACCCTGTGTGTTCGTACATCGGAATTGCAACCGTCTTGATCGTGTGAGTACTTCCTTCTGAGTTCCCTCCTAAAACCGTCGCATTGATACGAACAATCAATTTTTTACAATCTATGTCTGGGTAATAGATAAAATGTCCGAAATCATATGAACCAAGATAGCCAACTGATGTATCTTCGAAATCCCACCTAACATAGATAGTCTTTTCTGGTTTTTCTATCACAAAACACATTCGCACACTCTCCAAGTTAAGGCCTGTATTATATACCTTTGAATCTTGATACCATAGAGGAGCCTGGATTTTTATATTCCCCATCAACAAACGCTGGTTATAATTGTAATACGCTTTGCCAGTCATGCGGCATCTACTCACATAATCATCGGGCAAGGTCGGTAGAGTTTCAAGTCGGTTCAAAACCGCCGTGTCGGCTTCATGGGCAAAGCGTCTGTAGGTAGTCCAATCTGATGTTTCCAACTCTGTAAGGTCGTATTGCTTTACTCGGTAGAAAAGATTTGTTTCCTTTATCCTCTCCATCATTGCCTTCTTTGAAATCGTAGGCAACGGAATTTTAAAATACCTGTATGTATTGTGGTACTCTGAGCTATTGTAATACCAACGGCAAATTTCGTCATAATCAAATATGGGATTGCCATCGGTTTCGTCTGTGTAAATATCCCACCAATTCATTTTCTTGTTTTGGGAATAACAGCAGCCGAAATCAATATTGTTGTTGTTTTGATGGAATACCTTGAATGTTGTCGGTACTCTTTTCAAGTCATCCCACCCGTGTTCATCATAACTATAAATTTGGCTTGAGAAGAACAAATCAACGCCTTTGATAATATCTTTCCAATCAGAAGCAGACACG